CTCCCCGTCGCTGCTGACGGCGCGGAAGATGCCCCGGCGCAGCGGCACGAGGCCGCCGTCGGAGATGAGCTCGCGGGCCTTCTCGACCTGCGCGTCCTTGAAGCCCTTCACGGCCCCGGCAACGGCAGCGGCGCGGACGAGCGCCCCGCAGATGCGCCCGTAAGGCTTGGCTGCCGCGGCGGCCTGGGCCGAGTGGAAGCGGCGTGTGCGCCCGCAGCGAAGGCACTTGCTGGTGTGATCCCCCGTGTTCATGTCACTGACTGTACCGCACTTCGCGGTATGGCGGTAGCTTGACGGTACATCTGAGCACGGTATTTTTGCGGTAGGCCAGTGCGGTACCATTGCGGTATGGGCCGTAAAACGAGCGTGTACCTCAGCGACGAACTGTCCGAGCGGATGAAAGCCTCCCCGCGCAAGCACGCGGACCTCCTGGCATCGGCACTGGATGCTGACGCAGCCGGGGCCAGCACGGACGCCGTTACCCTGGCCGACCTCCGCGAGGAACTGGCAGCCCAGGACGACAGGGTGCGCCGCATCGTGCGCGACGAGCTGGGGCGCGTGGCCGGGCATGCCTAACGCGCTCTCGTGTGCCTCGGAAGCCTGCGCCGGCGCGGACATCATCGTGGTTGCCGGTGTCCCGCTGTGCGGCGAGCACCGTCAGATTCTCGGCCGCGCCCTCGGTCCCAGAGCCGCTTACCGCAGCGACCGGCCGTGGTTCGTCTACTACATCACGTGGCCGCATACGGCATCCATCGTCAAGATCGGCGCCAGCGCGAACCTGTCCGCCAGGTTCAGGGGTCACGGGCGCGGCGGCCACTGGCCCGAAGTGCTCGCCGTGGAACCAGCCGGGCTGGTCAGCCTTGAGGCGATGCGCCATGAGCAGTTCGCATCCCTGCAGGTAGCCCTTGAAGAGTTCCGCCGCGAGCCTCCGCTGACGGCGCACATCGCAGCCGTACGCAAGGCGCATCCGGACTGGCTCAAGGACGTGAAGCCGCTTCCGTGGTGGCTCGACCCGGCCAACACCGCAAAGACGTTCGCCGAGATCCCGCTCTGCGGCGCCCCGCGCCTTGACGGCAAGCCGTGCACGCTGCCTAGCGTCACGTGCCGCTATCACCCGCAGGCGCCCTGACCGCTGCCGGACACATCACGGGACACCCAAGGAGGCGGACACGTTGGCACGCAGCACCGCTGTCCGCGACGCCGAGGCTCTCGGCTGCCGTGCCCGCGGCTGGACGTACGAGCAGGTCGCCGCCGAGATGGGCTACTCCGACCGCTCCGCCGCCCGCAAAGCATGCGAGCGCGCGATGGCCTCAGCGGTGCGTGACACCACCGAGGAAGCCAAGACGCTCATCCTCATGGACCTGAACGCCGCCAAGCAGGCAGTGTGGGAAGTCCTCAGGGCCAACCACCTCGTCATCTCCGATGGCCGCGTCGTCAAGCTGGACGACGAGCCGCTGCCCGACGACGAGCCGGTACTCAAGGCGGTTGACCGGCTGGTGAAGATCGACCAGGAGCTCGCGAAGATCTACGGCGCGTACGCCCCGTCGAAGCATGAGGTGCGGACCATTGACGCGATCGACGCGCGGCTCATTGAGCTTGCGGACTCGATGGCACCAGTGGACGCCTGAGACCCGCCGCCAGTTCCTCGCCCGGCTCGACGCCGATGAGCGCGAGCGGCTGCTGGAGCACCTGACGCCGGCGGCGGATCCTGACCGCTGGGCCACGCCGGGCGAGCTGGCGAAGGCGATCGACCCGTCTACGGTGCAGACTCCCGCGCTGGACGTGATCGACGAGGCGCTGGTCTGGGCGTACACCACGCGGGACGCCCGGCTGCTGGTGTCGATGCCGCCCCAGGAAGGCAAAACCAGTCGTGTTACGAAGATCGGCGCACTCTGGGCGCTTAGCCGGAATCCTGAACTCCGGCTCGGCGTCGCCTCCTATGCCCAGTCCCTCGCTGAGGGCTTCGGCCGCGAGATCCGCAACACGATCGGCGGCTTCGACGGGACCGAGGGTTCCCTGGATCTGGGCCTTCGCATCGCCCAGGACTACGGCTCGGCCAGGCGCTGGCAGCTGGACGGCCACCGCGGCGGTGTCGTATGTGTCGGGATTGGTTCCGGTTTGACCGGACGTGCCCTCGAAGCCCTCATAATTGACGACCCCTTCGCCGACGCCGAGCAGGCCGGATCGTCCTACTACCGCGACCGCGTCTGGGACTGGTGGCAGTCTGTCGGCGCCCCCCGCCTCGCCCCCGGTGCGCCGGCAGTTGTCGTGCTCACCCGCTGGCACGAGGACGACATCGCCGGGCGTCTCCTCGCCGCCGAGGATGGCCACCGCTGGCGCGTCATCAACATCCCGGCACTGGCTGACCACGACCCCGCCAAGGGCCAGTCCGACCCGCTCGGCCGTGAGCCGGGCGAATGGCTCCAGTCGGCCCGGGGCCGCACGGTCGCCGAGTGGGAGCAGATCCGCATACAGGCCGGGTCGCGCGTGTTCGCCGCGCTGTACCAGGGCAGGCCGTCGCCCGATCAGGGCAACGTCTGGCAGCGGCAGTGGTGGCGCCGCTACCGCGAGCCCTTGTGGTCCCAGCACCCCGACAGGCCCGACGCCTACCTGGTCCACGAGTGCGACGAGATGATCCTGTCGCTCGACTGCTCGTTTCGCGACACAAAGGGCAGCGACTACGTAGCGCTGCAATGCTGGGCGCGGCGCGGCGCCAACGTCTACCTGCTCGACCAGGTGCGCAAGCGCCTCAGCTTCACCGACACCATGACCGCGTTCGCGGCGATGGCGGCCCGGTGGCCGCAGGCGTCGCGGAAGCTCATCGAGCAAGCCGCGAACGGGTTCGCGGTCATCGACAGCCTGAAGGGGAAGATCGCCGGCATCGTTCCGGTGAAGCCCCGCGAGTCCAAGTACGCCAGGGCCTCGGCCGTGTCCCCGTTCATCGAGGCCGGCAACGCGTTCCTGCCCGCCCCGGACGTCGCCCTGTTCGACGCCGAGGCGTTCGTTGAGGAATGCACAGGCTTCCCGAATGCGGCAAATGATGACCAGGTGGACGCGGCAAGCCAAGCCCTCGCGGAGATGCTCCTGGACGGGACCGGCGCGCAGGCCTGGATCGCATGGGCCAAGCGGAAAGCGGAAGCCGCGGCGGACAGCGCACTCCCCGCCCCGGAACCTGCCGCAGAGCCGGACCCTGAGCCCGCGCCCGAGGATCCGAGGTCCGCCCTCAAGCGCGCCCGTGACGCCGCCTACATGGCCAGCCAGGGCAGGTGAGGAGCGGTCAGCGCAGCGTGCCGGGCGCGTCTGACTCAGCCCAGGCCATGACGCGCTGGAAGCAGTCGTCGCAGACGGTGGCCAGTTCGCCGTCGCCGTCTGGACGCCAGGTGGACTCCATCTCGGCCAGCGCTTCCTCGTCGCTGCGGCTCTTGGTGAAGGTGCCGTGGCAGACGGCGCACTCATAGGGTTCCCCGGTCCCGCCCATGTGCTCCATGATGCCCGCTGCGGCTCTCCGGGAGGCTGCTGAATGGGTGTCCGCACAGGCATCGCCGGCACGCTCATCCGGGCCGCCAAGGCGTTCGGGGGCCTGCAGCAGCCGGAAGCGATGGCGCAGGCGGCCGAGCAGGTCAGCCAGATGGGCCCCGATCACCCGTTCAGCCCGGGCGAGCCGGTCCAGCCGTACGACGGGTACTCGCGCACCCCGCGCACGCTGGACTACCAGACCAGTTACAACGTGGCGACGAGGCCGCGGACGCATGAGCGGGTCAGTTTCGACACGCTGCGCGGGCTGGTCGAAGCCTACGACGTGGCCAGCCTGTGCATCTGGCACCGCATCGACTCCATCCGCTCGCTGGACTGGAAGCTTGTGGCGGCGGATGGCTACAACGGTGACGTAGCGGACGCCATCGCCACCGGCATGAAGGCGCTGCGGAAGCCGGACGGCGTCCACGACTTCGGGACGTGGTTCGCGAAGTGGGCCTACGACGTCCTGGCCTACGACGCGGGCGCGCTGTTCCGGCTGCGCAACCGGGCCGGGCAAGTGGTGGGACTCCAGCCCGTGGACGGCACCACCCTGGCACCTTTGCTCGATTACTGGGGCAACTCGCCTCAGGCTCCCGCAGAGGCGTACGTCCAGTACGCCAACGGCGTGCCCTGGAACTGGCTGACCAGGGACGACCTGATCTACGAGCCGTTCCGGCCGCGCAACAACTCGCCGTACGGCAACGCGCCGCTTGAGTCGATCATCCTCAACGCCAACACGGACCTCCGCTTTCAGGTCTATTTCCTGCAGCGCTTCACCGATGGCAACATCCCCGAGGCGTTCGCGTCAGCCCCCGAGTCGTGGTCACCGGACCAGATCGAGCAGTTCCAGGGCTTGTGGGACTCGCTCATGTACGGCGACCAGAGCCAGAAGCACCAGATCAAGTGGATGCCGGGCGGCTCGTCGATCGCGTGGAGCAACGAGAAGGACTTCTCCGACGTCTTCTCCCTCCACATGATGCGGAAGAGTTGTGCCGCATACCACGTGGTGCCGACCGATATGGGCTTCACGGAGAGCTCGAACTATTCCACCGGCGAGTCCCAGGCCGACGTCGGGCACCGGATAGGCGACCTGCCATTCGGCCGCCACGCCGAGCGGATCCTGACCGGGTTCCTCCAGCGTGACCTCGGCCTGCCCATCAAGCACCAGTTCGACTGGGGCGAGGAGCAGGACGACCGGGTCGCGCAGGCGAACGCGGACGACGTGTACCTCAAGACCGGTGTCGTCGGCGTGTCCGAGATCCGCGAGATGCGGTTCGGCCTGCCCGAGCCGGACGGGATCCCTGTCCCGCGGTTCATCTACACGACCCGCGCGGGCCCGATCCCCCTGTCGTCGCTGATGGACGTCGCGGGCCCGGTGGACGAGGCGACGGGTGCTCCTGTGCCCGGGGCGATCCTGCCGCACAAGGAGTTCCAGCTGGTCGAGGGCGTCGTCCCCGTCCCGCCGCCTCCTGCCCCGGCGCTGGCTGAGCGGGAGTACGGGCCGTCCGCCGTCCCGCCCGCACTGCCGCTGCCCCCGCCTCCGGGCGTGGAGGTCGCGCCCGGCCAGCCGGTCGTGCCGACCCCTGTCGCCAAGGAAGCCACGACGGGCATCACGTCGGGGACCGGCATCGTGGGCTACGACGGCCCGGGCGAGGATGACGACGATGAGGACGAGGACGATGAGGACCCCGTCCGCGCCGTGGCCAAGGAGATGACCGCGTTCCGCCGCTTCGAGAAGGCGCGCAAGCGCACCGGCTCCTGGCGCGACTTCACGTTCGAGGCCGTGGACACGACCACCGCGCGCCGGCTGAACGAGGCCGGCCGGTCGGCAGTCGCCAAGGCGGCGAACCGCCCAAAAGTAGAGGCGCCGGGCCTGCCTGACTCCATCCGCCCGGCCGTCATCCGCCGCCGCCGCAAGCTCCTGGACGACCACCTGAACGCCGTCCAGGCAGCGTGGGACGCCTGCATGGCGGACCTGAGCCCCCGTGACCTGGTGCGGGACTTCCGCGAGGACACGGGGCTCGGCCAGAAGGTGGCCAAGGCTGCCACCACGCAGCAGGACCAGGACTGGTGGAAGGGCGTCGCGGTCGCCGCCGCGCTCGCATGGCTGCAGAAGCTCTACCAGGCGAAGGGCTACGCGGCTCTCGTCGCCGCGATCGAGCTGGCAATCCGCGCCGGGATGGCCGAAGGCGAAGCGGACGCGCTCGCTGCTGCCGCAGCCCGGCAGGGCGTCACGGGCCTGGACATCGCCGGGGCGTTCGCCAGTGCCTACGGCCGGCTTGAGGGCGACCCGGGAGTGTCCCAGCAGGCACAGGAGACGCTGGAGCGCATCGTCCAGGGTGCCGCGGCCGACCTCGGGAAGCAGCTCGCGGAGGACGCGGGGGCTGGCAAGGGCCAGCAGGACATGGTCTCCGGGGTGCGCGGGCTCCTGACCGGCGCTGTCCGGTCGGTGCGGTCGTGGGTGCAGGACGGCATGTGGGCTGCGCTCGGCGCCGGGGTGAAGGGCCTGCTGTCGCGGATCGGGCTGGGCGGCCAGACCGGGCTCGTGAACTGGGTCACGGACGGGAATCCCTGCGCTATGTGCCAGGACAACGAGGCCGGCAGCCCGTATGCACCCGAGGACGTACCGGATTATCCCGGACATCCGAATTGCCAGTGTGAGCTTGATCAAGTAAG